AAAGACTGACACAGCAGACGCCGTTGCTATTGAGTCAGCCGATCTTTATTGTATAGTGGAAAGTTTCTAAGATGGGTGTAGCAAGAATAGCAGTAGCAAGATCTGTTAAAAAGAATGCGACAGTTAGGCCGCCCTCTCCAACAGCTAGTTTTGTTTTAGCCGGCCAAACAATCAGTGCTAAAACATTTGATAAGTTTACTGATCGTGAAGGAATTATTAGAAGCTACGACGTTCTGCTAAGAACAAACGGATCTGCTACTGTCTCTGGCAGTGGCTTGGGACCATATACGCTTTCCGGCACTGCTGATGGTGACAAAGGTGTTATTGCCCTAAGGGCCAAAGATGAAGACGGAAACACTGTTGCAACAGCAATCCATGTATGGGGTATCGAAAGTGGCGCATCTGGCGTAGCAACAGATGGGTCACAAGATTATTCAGCTTGGACCCTAATGTCGACTGATAATATTGTTTTATCACAAAATACCGGCCTTGCAACAAGTATTGGAATGAGCGGGAACGAAATCCAGTTTAGAGGCAGCGCAGCTTCAGCAGATGACAATCCAGATGATGGCGCTCAATATGCTTTCCAAATCAAAGACCCGGCAGATGATTCCATTGTCGTGCCAAAAAACGGGGGGATTATTGGTGTTGAATTTTACTTCAAGTTTGGCACTAATTTTCCAGACGCTGCAAATGAGTTTTTCTATTCTGGACTGTATAACGGCGGCGGCGGCTTTTTTGGAGGCTATAGGTATGAAACCACTGGCAAAGTAGCAGCTGGCTCTTATACTCTAGCTTATTCAGCAAACCACACAAATGTAACTGGAAATGTTTTTCTAGTTAGAGTCAGTGCCATGGACAATGCCTCTACAGGCAACGCTTTGGTCGGTCCATCGGAAGTTACAGCATTTGACGATGCTGTAACTCCTGCGAAGCATGTAGTCAGATTTTCTTCTACTAGTGCTTCCGACTTAGATTTTACGTTGTATCTTCTGCTATCGTTTGCTGGAGATGTTGATGTAACAGTTTACTATCGCTTGATGAAGGCACCAAGCAACCCATTCTAATAAAGAGGAATCATGAGCTACAGAGATAATTATGATAGAAGAAGGCCTGTTACTAGAAAGGTCCAGATGCCGAGCAAGGATCCATGTCATGTTTCGGTAGAGCGTAAAGGCAATGAGCCAATTGAGAGAACTATAAAAAGATTTCTAAGAAAAGTTAAGAAAAGCTATATATTAGAAGAACTCAGAGACAGAAGGTACTATGAAAAGCCCTCTGTTAAAAAGAGAAAAAAGAGAAAGCGTAGAGAAAAAGTTCTTAAGAAACTTGCAGAAAAACAAAACGCCTAACTAAACAAGTGGAATTTAAATATTCTTTGTACTACTTACTTGTGAAGAAATCTTCTTTTGGAGAAAATGTTAATGTCAACATTATTAGAACAAGCCATTATAGATGCGGCTGCACTCAAGGAAGCAGCCCTTAAGAGTGCTGAAAAATCAATTCTTGATAAGTATGCACCAGAAGTCCGTGAAGCTGTCACATCACTCCTAGAACAGGAGGAAGATGAGCTAGGGATGGGCCTAGAGGACGAAGGCGATGATGAGAGTGTAATCCCTTTAGGCGCAGAAGAGGGTGAAAAGCTCTGTCCTTGTCCAGACGATGATGAAGAAATTTATGTTGATCTTATTAATGTTTCCGATCTTGCAAAGAAGTTATCATCTGAAACTGAAACACCGGAAGATATTGCTGATCAAGTTACAGATGGTGGCGGAGAAGGTGAAGAAGAGATGCTTGAGTTAACCGAGGAGATGCTGGATTCTCTTGAGGAAGACGAACTCAATGAAGCAAAGAAGGCTAAAGACGGGATGGATGAAGAGATTGAAATTACGGAAGAAAATCTAGACTCCATCATGGAAGAACTGATTGTAGATATTAGACCTCAAAAGAGTGGTTGGGCTGGAACGCCTACTTCTACAATGGATTATTATGCGGAGCTTGAGCTAGCACGCCTCGCCTCAACAGAGGCTCAAGAAGAGATTGAGACTATGAAAAAGGCTCTCTCTAATATTAAGAAGGACTATGCTCAACTAAGCGAGAGCTTTGATTCTGTCAATGGCAGAAATAAAAAGCTCACCCAAACAGTTTCTAGCTTGAAAGATAAGCTTGAAGAAGTAAATCTTACAAATGCTAGATTATTTTACACGAATCGTGTGCTGAATAGCGACTCCTTGAATGAGCGGCAAAAGTCTAAAATTGTCGAAGCTATTTCAGAATCTCGTTCTGTAAATGAAGCGAAGATTGTATTTGAAACGCTTCAAAACGCAGTGGGTTCACATTCTACAAGAATGTTGCCAAAATCACTGAGTGAGGCGGTCAATAGAACTTCGACTTTGATGGCTCGTAGAGAACCATCAAGCAGTGCTGACACGTCTGCAGTCGAGCGTTTGCAAAGACTAGCAGGCATAACCAAACTTAATTAGGAGATTAACAAAATGTCTATTTTAGAGAAACTAACAGAAGGTATTGTTAATCGAGATCTCCGTCAAGAAGGTGCTGCTCTTCTCTCCAAGTGGGAAAGAACAGGGCTTCTGGAAGGTCTCGGTAGTGATCGTACCAAGCATACAATGGCTAGATTACTAGAGAATCAGGCTAAGCAGCTACTCAAGGAGGCAGCGGGTTCATCCATGGCCGCTGGCGACGTTGAGGGCTTTGCTGCTGTCGCCTTCCCGATTGTTCGCCGTGTTTTCGGTGGACTTATTGCTAACGATCTCGTTAGCGTTCAGCCGATGAGCCTTCCATCAGGTCTCATCTTCTTCCTCGATTTCACCTTCGGTGACACTCGTCTCGGTCAGACCGATGGCGATTCCCTCTACGGTGGTGGTGTCGTTGGTCAGGCTCTAACAGGTGGTGTTTCCCTAACGGGCGATGCTGCTGATGTTGGTCCTTACAACCTCAACAACGGCTTCTCCTCCGCGACTGGCTCAATCAGCATTAAAACTGGTTTTGTTGTAGAGGCTTCTGGTGTCGTTCAGAACCCATCTGACGCTACTTATCCTCTAACAACAGCACAGTCCGATAAGCTTAGCCGTCTTGTCCGTTATGATCCAGATCTTTCTGGCTCTACTGTTGTTGTCGTTTCTATGACCGGATCTTCAACCCTTACACAGCTTAATACTCAAGATCTTGTTGCTATTTCAGCTGGTGATGCGAAGGCTGTTAGAACTGGTCGTCTTGTGCGCCATCTAACCCAGCTTTCTTCTGGCTCAACTGGCGATCAGGCTCCGGGTCAGGCTGGTTACAAGGTTACGATGGTCTTCGAAACCACGGGTACAATGGGCATCGGTGGACCGGGCTCTGGGCTTGCTGTGGACAGCACAGACAACCTCTTGCAGCTTCTCACTGGTTCTGGTGTTAAGTCTTTTGATTTCCCAATCGTTGATAACTTTAACGGCACTGCGACTGCAGGTGCTTCACAGGCTATCGGCGCTGTCAGAGCTACTGATACATGGGGCCTTGAAGATAATGCAGATATCCCTGAGATTGATATCAAGGTTGATTCTGTCTCGGTCACGGCTATCACCAAGAAGCTCAAGGCTAAGTGGACACCAGAGCTTGGTCAGGATCTAAACGCCTACCACAACCTCGACGCCGAGGTTGAGCTAACCAGCATTCTCTCCGAGCAGATTGCTCTAGAGATTGACCGTGAGATTCTTGAGGATCTCATCAAGGGTGCTACAGCTGGCACCTTCTACTGGTCACGCTCACCGGGCCTCTTTGTGGATCGTGCAACTGGTGCTGAGGTCGGCGCATCTGCCAAGGCTCCTGACTTCACTGGCACGGTCAGCGAGTGGTACGAGACGCTGGTTGAGACAATCAACGATGTGTCCGCTCAGATCCATCGTAAGACGCTCCGTGGCGGCGCGAACTTTATTGTTACATCCCCAGAGATGGCTAACATCCTTGAGTTCACTGCCGGCTTCCGCGCTAGCGTTACTCACGATGCTGACCGTGGCACAATTGGTGCTGTCAACGTTGGCTCACTTTCTAAGAAGTTCGATGTTTACATCGATCCTTACTTCCCACGTAACCTCGTGCTCGTCGGTCGTAAGGGTGGCAGCTTCCTAGAGAGCGGCTATGTTTACGCTCCATACGTTCCACTACAGGTCACACCAACGATCTTCGGTGTCGAGGACTTCGTACCTCGCAAGGGCGTCATGACACGCTACGCCAAGAAGATGGTTCGTCCAGACATGTATGGTCTTGTTATCTGCCGTGGTCTCCTTGGTGAGTCTGGAGCCTGATAGCTTCTAGCTTAATCAAATAAGCTGGCCACCCTCATTTGAGGGTGGCCTTTTTATTTATAAAATACTACTTATAGTGAAGGAGCTTATAAAATGAAAGCATCTAAGTTTTTTAAACTGCAGAGAAGAAGAGCAGAGCAGGAAGCTGCTGCGGTCCCAACGCCTGTTGTCGAGGAGCCTGTTGTCGTGCCAGAGCCTGTTGTCGTAGAGAGCGAAACACCAGTTTTAAATGAGGCCGAGGAAGAAATAAATCCTAAGCCAAAGATAAGAAAGTCTAGAAGAAAGACAACTTCTGATAACTAGAGCTTTTTTATCTTTCATTTAACTACTTACTGTGTTAGGAGGGTTTATGCATGGCTATCCCAAAGTTAAGTCCGGTAAGTCAAACAAGCGCAGTTGTTTTGCCTTCGACTGGCTCGACTTATGATGTTCCATATGGCTGCCCTCTAGGTATTTACACTGGATCTATAGACTTCCTTTCTGGGGCGGCAGATCAAGTTGCCTATACTTACCAAAAGCTTGGCGGAGATATCTTAGATATTGAAGTTACTTCTGGTTCTGTTTATGCTAACTACGAAGAAGCTTGTTTAGAGTATTCTTATATTATAAACACTCATCAAGCAAAGAATATACTTGGTGATGTTCTTGGACAATCTACAGCAAGCTTCGATCATAACGGAGTGATAAAGGGTGGAGACGCTTTAAGTGGTAGCCACGTTGAACTAAGATATACAAAGTTTGACCTACGTTATCCAAAGAGAGTTGGCCCTTCGATTTCTCAGTATGCCGGTTTTGGTGGAACAAAGGAATATTATTCAGCTTCTGTAGACCTTGTAACTGGACAGCAAGACTATGATTTGCAATCTATAGTTTCTAGCTCAGCTGCCATTTCAGACTCTGGCCATCCATATGCTCTCAAGGTTGGTAATAATAGAATTACAATCGAAAGAGTATTTTACAAGACACCACAATCCATGTGGCGTTTCTTTGGATATTATGGTGGCCTTAATGTTGTTGGAAATGGTTCAATCTATGGATACGGTCAATATACTGATGATTCAACCTTTGAGGTAGTTCCTGTATGGCAGAATAAGATGCAAGCCATGGCCTATGAAGACCATCTTTACACAAGATTATCACACTATTCATACGAGATTCATAATAATAAAATCAGAATCTTCCCAGAGCCTGATGCTAATTTTGTAGAGAAGATGTGGTTTAACTTCACAATCGATAATGACGAGAACTCTTGGGAGGATCAAGAAAATCAAGAGACAGGCGTAAGGGGTATCAATAACATGAATAACCTCCCGTTCACAAATATACCTTATGATTCTATAAATGCCATTGGGAAACAATGGATTAGAAGATTTGCGCTTGCTCTCACAAAAGGTACTTTAGGCCAAGTCAGAGGAAAATTGGCTTCAATCCCAATACCGGGAGAAAGTGTTACTTTAAATGGTTCTGATTTGATCAACCAATCAAAAGAAGAGCAGCAAGCTCTTAGAGATGAGTTAAAGACAATATTGGATGATATGACTTACTCCAAGATCGCAGAGCAGGAAGCTGCCCTCTTAACAAGCGTTAACACTAGCAATAAATACGTACCACTATTTATTTATCAGGGGTAGTAAATGTCCACTAACAACAAATGGCTTCAGCCTGCACAGCCTCCTCCTCCGCTTTTCACGGGGGAGAAGGAACGTGATCTTGTAAAGCAAATAAATGATGAACTAATAGAAAAAGTAATTGGACAAGCTGTTGTTTATTACCCTATAGATTTTGAAAGAACAAATTTTCACCAACTGTATGGTGAAGCAATACAGAAGACATTCCTGCCACCTATTCGGGTTATGGCTCTCATTGAGCTGAATAATTACAATTCAACCTATACAGAGAACATTGGAATAGACTTTGAATCAAACATAACAATACATTTCCACAGAAGAAGACTCACTGAGGATCAAGACCTTTTTGTAAGGCAAGGTGATTTTGTTTTGTATGGAGATATATTTTATGAAATTACACAGCTATCCGAATCCAGACTCTTCGGTCAGATTGACAACAGAATGGAAATAGCAGCTAAGTGTGTTGCAGTAAGGGAGGGCACTTTCAATGCCGAGTGATGAAACTATAGTTGGTAAAAGCAACCCACTTGTACGTGAGACAACACTAATGCCATCAGATACTGAGACTATAGACTTTGCTCTATATGATTGGATAAATGAAACAGTAAATCCATTTACAACAACTAATAAGGGATGGGAAAAAGTCCTTGTACGTTGGGTTAGTGGTGAAAGAAGTTGGCAGATAAAATCTGATAAAAATATAAGAGATGATAGTGGAAAGTTGATTCTTCCACTTATAACTTTGGGTAGAAATAGCATTCAGAAAGATCCTAATATGAAAGGTGTTGCTTGGGCACATATTGCCAATACTAATGACGCAAAAGGCGGTGCAAGTTCTTTAACAGTGTCAAGGCAGATAGGTCAATATAAGACTTCAAATTTTGCGAACGCAACAGCTAGAAAGCTCTATAATCAACAGACTTATCCGTTCAATAATAAAAAAGTTGTTTATGAAACAGTGACAATGCCAATACCTGTATATGTTGTTGTTAACTATACTATGTCAGTTCGGACGGAGTATATTCAACAGATGAATGAAATAATGAGACCATTCTTAACAAAAACAGGACAAATAGACAACTTCTTTATAACAAGAGATGGTCATAAATTTGAAGGCTTTCTCCAAGGTGATCTTTCAATGGAAAATAATGCAACAAATCTAGGAGATGATAAGAGATATTATATTAATAATTTAAATATAAAAATACTTGCTTATCTTATTGGTGAAGGTAAGAATGATCCTAGACCAAAAATTGTTGTCAGAGAAAATGCAGTTGAAGTAAAAATACCAAGAGAGCATGTTATTTACGGAGATATAAACGAATACCTAAAGAAAGGATTTTATAGAGACTAAAGAGAGATTCAGTTTATAATATACTATTTACTAACGAAACTAGAATCTTCGAAACAATCCTAAAGGAGAAAAGAAGTAATGTCAGATGCAAGAAAGTTTAAATTTGTTTCACCCGGTATCTTTCTAAGAGAGATCGACAACTCGCAGCTTCCTGCGATTGCTCCACAAGTTGGACCAGTCATTATTGGTCGTGCAAGAAAGGGGCCTGCTAATAGACCGTACAGAGTTCAGTCTTTTAGCGAATTCATTGATGTTTTCGGCGAACCAGTTGCTGGTGGCGCTGGTGGCGACTACTTCCGTCAGGGCAACATTGCTGGCCCTACCTATGGAGTTTACGCCGCTCAGGCTTATCTGGATGCACAGGTTGGCCCTGTTACGTATATTAGAACACTTGGTGAGCAAAACCCAGATGCTGATTCAAATGTTGTAGATGCACTCGCTGGTTGGCAGACAGCACAGGAGTTCTCTGGAGATCAGAACCTCAATGTAAGAATGCAGAAGGGTGGTGCATATGGCCTATTCATTGTT